ATAATAAAAATAAACCCCCCGTTTGAATTGAACCAACTGTTGCACCGGTACCGGAGTTGATAACATCCAAGTTTAATTTTTTGAACTTGGTCATGTACTTCACCGTAGGAGAACCCGTTGTAAGGTTACCAGCGGTATAGATGTTAGCCCCCATAGTCACGAATTTGTCTATGATGACCTTGAATCGGTCGCGGTTTGCTAGGTTGAGGGGAGAGTCGTAGATGCCGTTCTGGAGGAGGTCTGTGGGGACGGGAGCAGCGCTGTTTGTTTGGAGATCATAGAATACAATCACTCTCACCACATCACCACCAGGAGCAGAGCCTGCGGTGTTTGGGAAGATACCAATGCGAAATAATAAAGACTTCATGCAAATCTTTCTACCAATTCTCTGAGTCCAATCGGTACCCTGATCAATACCATTGAGAAGAACTATGCCACCAGCCACTCCAACAGCAGCAGCAGCACCGGTATCATCTTTAAATTTTAATTCATCTCTTCCTCGTCGGTTGTACACTCCGTAGTACCCTCCTGTTCGCATAGGTGCTCTAGGACTTGCTGCCATTCGTCTTCTAAGCAAGTTAGCCGCTTTGTTAACGAGTTGACGGCTTTTTGCAACTTTGTAACTGTTTCTGGATCCGTAGGAGAAGGTTCTGACTGTTGTTCTGACCATAGTTTAGGTTGAGTTCTTCTAACAGCTGCTCTTTTCTTAGGTGTCTGTAGTAATGAAGAAGAATCTTGTTCTTGCATAATAAAACGTTTACTACAGCGAATCAAAAAGATTTATTCAATAGCAAGCCAATGAGAAATTATCAAACTTTTATTAGAACACTTCTTAGAATTTAATCGCCACCGCTTGGGGGAGGGGGCCAGGCCACGTAGTGGCTCGCGCCCCGACCAGCAAGCTATAGACATTGTCCACGTAAGAGTTTAAGCTGAGGGGGTTCGGGGGTCTCCCCCGGTGTAGTTATGTCCACGATATCGGATCTATATCAAAAGTCACGAGCCCCGAAGCGATGTAATCGCGTAGGGTGCGGGCCACACTTCTTAAAGCACCGGACTGTGCCTTCTTTACTGATGTTAGTGTCCTGTCGGTAAGTGTTAGAAAGTGAGTATTGAAAAACATTTTTATTACGGTCGATATTCGAAATTTATAGTCGAAACTTCATTCGAAACTGGTCGAAACTTAGTCGAAACTTGGAGTCGATATTCGAAACTTCATTCGAAACCCGTGGGTATATAAGGGGACACTCAGGGCGCTATAATATTACTAGCGCCCAATAGTGTCCTCAGTGTCCTAATGGAACCACTACCAACATTTGAAGAGGAAGTCGAGGAGGAGCCGAGGCTGACTACAAGTCCCGTCCAAAATGATGATTTGTTTTGCCTTGAGGGAATTCTCTCTGATTCTGAGGGGGAGAAGCCGAAGGCTTCGACTGTTGAGAAGCCAAAGGCTTCGAAATTCCGTATGGCTGGCAAGAACTTCACGCTCACCTTCCCTCAATGCGCAACAAAGAAGGAGGAAGCCGTAAGGAGGATTGAACAGAAGTGGGAAGCCGAACTGGAAGGCTATCTGGTTACGGAGGAGGATCACAAGGATGGAACACCTCACCTCCATGCATTTCTGCAGTTTAGAAAACGGAAGAACTTCAAGACTCCCGATTGTTTTGACTTTATCGGGGGTCAACATGGAAATTATCAGGTAACCAAATCGGTCCGTGCCTGGGTCGAGTATTGTACTAAGGGTCCGAACTATGTAGCCAAAGGAGTGGATGTGGAAGCGATCAAAGCGAAGAAAGCTCCGAAAAATGAAGCAGTCGCCCGGAGTATCATGGAAGGAAAGAGTCTGGCTGAAATCAACGAAGTCTCGCCGGGCTATGTTATGATCAACAAGAGGAAGATAGAGGAGTATGAGAGCTGGGTAAAATGTGAGCAATCGAAAAAACAAAAGATCGAGTGGAAGGCACCGAGTCTCGAGGGTCTGACTGACACCAATCTCCAGATCGCGACGTGGATCTGCTCGAATATTCGGCAGAGCAGGAAATTCAAGGCCCCGCAGCTTTATATTCATGGCCCCAGGAATCTTGGGAAGACTTCTCTTGTAGAGTGGTTGGAGAAATCACTTGCTGTGTACCATATGCCAACCACGGAAGAGTTCTACGACCAATATTCGGACGACTACGACCTAGTAGTCATAGACGAATTCAAAGGCCAGAAGACCATACAATGGCTCAATCAATTTTTGCAAGGATCTCCTATGCCGATCAGGAAGAAAGGCTCACAAGGGATGAAATTGAAGAATCTACCGGTACTAATTTTATCGAACTACCGGTTGTCGGAATGCTATGTGAAAGCAGCAAACGACGGAAGACTAAACACACTGGAATGTAGGCTGGAAATAGTAGAGATAGATAGTTTTATTGATTTTTATAATAAAAATTAAGAGTCTACATAACGAACTCTAGTGTAATAATCTGCGAGGGAAGTGTTGTTGAATGCAGACATTAATAATAAAAATAAACCCCCCGTTTGAATTGAACCAACTGTTGCACCGGTACCGGAGTTGATAACATCCAAGTTTAATTTTTTGAACTTGGTCATGTACTTCACCGTAGGAGAACCCGTTGT